ACCTGGACCTGATAAGCGCTCGTCTGCCGAACCGTCGCCAGCGTCCTCATCGGGTGCTGGAGAGAGGCGTAGTGCAGGATTTCTTTGACGTACTCGTCCCGTGCCAGGACGCCGCTGTGCGTGCTGTCGGCGATGGTCAGAACCTTGCGCTCGTCGGGGGACAGGGCCTCAAGGCCCTTCCGCAGATACTTGCCGAACGCCTTGTGTTCGGGCCGATCCTTGTCGCCCTCGGGTGCCTTGATCGCGCCCGTCTTGAGTTTGGCGATTTCGACTTCCTGGGCGTCCCACTTCTTCTGGAACTCGGCCTTGATCTCGTCGAGTCGGACCTGGCTGGCCTTTTCGCCGAGCTTGCGGTCATTCTCGACCTGGAAATCGTGGATGGCCTTGGAATTGGCCTCGTTGATCTCCGCTACCTTTTTTTCAATGTCGTCCATAGTTACTCCTTAGAATTTGAGTCTGAGTTGATCGAGCAAGTGGAGACGTTGCTCCGGGTTGCTTATCGGTGATGCCTTCGCGTCGGGAGTAGGTTTCCCAGGGTCCTCGACGATAGGCTCATCCTCGGGTTCATCGTCCAGCGCGTCGCCCTTGATATCGGCGACGACTGCGCCGGGGCACGCCCCGAACACGACGGGCGAGATTTCCCAAAGGTTGATCTCCTTGAGCAATCTCGCGCCGCGTGCGCTGTCCGGCTCCTCTTTCACCGTCTGGTATCCAATTGAAAGTCCAGACACGGCCCCCTGCTTCATCAGCGAGCGAATCTCACAGGCGAGTTGAACGTCCAGGTTCAATCGCCCCTCGACCTTGAGGCCCGTCTTGTCCTCTTTGGCGCTGATGACGCCAATCGGCTTCGTGATGTCATGCGACCAGAGAAGCGGGAAGCTCTGCTTATTGTGGAGCGTCCGCTTGAACGCGCCCTTGACCACGACATCGCCGTATGAGTCCACCGTATCGAATATCGAGGCGAATCCGGTGAAGGCACCCTTGTCGCCATCGGTATCCTCGGCCATCATGAACTTGCATTCCAGGTCCTTTGTTTCGGGTTTGTGCATTTTTGTCTCCTATAAACTCCCGACCACGGGATAGGTACTGCATCTGCAATTACAGACATTCCCGGCAGAGGCGCGGTCATCTCCGGGCCAGGCCATCGCTTCCCCCCCAACCAGAAAGTCTTCATCAACCCCCACTTCTTGCCCGTCCGCCTCAACGTGGGGCTTTCGTGAATTTTCGAGCAGCTGGCAGTTCCACCCCTTCATGTCTATCGTCTCGTTCTGCTTGTAGCCCTCGACTGACCCCCACCCGTCCGTGCGCGTCATCTCGGTCGCGGCGATACGACGGGCCTCCCATGCCGCCCTGTCGCCGAGCGCCTTCCATAATTCCTGAGTCACCTGCTCGGTAGTCAGGTTATTGACAGCCGCGTCCTCGATGAACGTCTTGACGTAATCGCCCGTCGTCTCGTTGAACAGGTGAGCCGACTTCGCTATCTGCGCCCGGAGCTTCTTGAGCATGTCGGGGTCCACGACGAAACCCGGCTCCTCGGCCTTCGCCTCGTCTGCGGGCTCCCAGAACTTGCCCTGCGTGGCCCGGAGCCCCGCCTGCCCCGCGTACTTGAACGCCCGCTCGTAGAACGGGAAGAAGCGTTCGGAGTACGCCTTGACCTCGGCCTCGACGTCGATGAGGTTATGCGGAGCCGCGCCTTCCTTGAGCCGAGCCTTGACCCTGTCGGCCTGCGCGAGTAGGTACTTCTTCACAAGCGGCGAGAACTGACGCTCCTGCATGGCGAGTCGTCGGTCGAACGCTTTCCAGAGAAGCGACTTGCGCTCGGGGTCGCGCCAGAAGGACTTGCGCTTGATTGGCACAACCGCGCTCTTCTTGGGCTTCTCTTCCTCGATGTCTTCCTCGTCAACTGGAGGCTTGCCTGCCGTAGGCTTGAGCGCCTCGGGCACTGGCTCGGGTTCCTTCTCGATAGTCTCGCCCTCGTCCGTCATGTTGGGCTGGATATAGACCGTGCGGAATATCTGGTCGAGCGGAATGCGAGAGAAGGATGTCAGGACAACGTCCCCCATCGGCCCGATATCGTCGTATCCCGTCGCCTCGCGCTTCTCGTTAATGGTCAGCCAATCGGCCTGCTGGATGTAGGTGTACTTCTGCGCCCGGTCCTCTTGGATAGCCTCGATGCTGTCCCGGTCGTATTCGAGCGTCACGTTCCCGCCGAATAGCGGCGAGAGCCATGCGTTGAGCTCGTCCTTGAGCAAGTCCATCATCGGCAGGACCGCCTCCATGTAAAGCGCCGCCCTCGCCTCCTTGAGATTCGAGTAGGTTTTATTCTCCGAGTCCCCCAGGAGTTCCGAGGCGACGTTGAATATCGAGCAGATTCGCCGGAGGTTGTATTTCTCGCTGTTGAGCCAATCCATGTCCTTCGGCGTGATAGCCATCGGCTGCCATTCCATGCCGCCCGTCCCGCCCTCGAAGATGGGAATCTTCCCGGCGTTCTCCGCGCCCTGGTACTTGGCGAGGTCGGACTGCAACACCTTGCGCTGGTCGTCCGTGAGCGTCCCGTCAACCTTGATCGCTCCGGGGATACGCATATCGCGGTGGAGCAAGTTCGCGTTCCACTCCATCGAGAGGTTAGCGATGTCTATCGACTTAGCCGCTACCTCCAGCCGCGACAGCCCGTAGAAGTCGTCTGTCGGGTGGAACTCCGTGAGGTGCAGGATTTCCTCGACGGGGAACGTCCTCGATTGCCCGCCAACGTCGTAGATGTATGCCCCGACAAGGTTGCGGGCGTCCGGCTTGACGCGCATCCGGTCAGGGCGCAGGGTGTAGATGAACCGGGGCGCGGTGTTGGCGGACCCGCCCACGCGCAGGACGTAGCTGTTTCCGCTCAAGAGCAGATACGAAACAACATCCTGAATGAATCGGGCGCGGGAAGCGAACTCGTTAGGTCGTTGGAGCAGAGTCAAAAGCGGATGAGTCAGGACTTCGTTCTCGCCCGACATGACGTACCACTCGATAGCCCCGGCGGACTTGGCGATGAGCGAGACACATCCATAGACGGCGGCGACGTTCTCGTAGCCAGCCTCGGAAAGTGTGGCATAGTTCTTCGGAGTCCACAGGAACGGCGTCGCGCCCGTGAGCGATACGACGGCTGGCCAGACGGGATTCTCTTTCCTTTTCGGTGGTTTTCTGAATCTATCGAAGATACTCATCCTCGTCTCCTATGCCGTCCATATCCTCGGGCCGCTATGCGAACAATGCGTATAGATGCCGTACCTCGTCGCGTCCATGAGGTGATCGTCAACCTTCATCGGCTCGGGCAGATCGGCCCCGCTCTTGTCCGTGCGCCAGCAGTACGAGCGATGCTCACGGATGAGATTCTCCGATCCCTTGACGATGGTGATCTTCTTGGACTTGAGGAAGTCGATCCCGGCGCGGACGCTGTCCGGCCCCTTGTCACAGGGCTGGACGCTGAGGCCAGCGCGTCTCAGTTCCTCGATGCTCTTGGGCTCAGCGGCGTCGAAGTACGTCACCTGTCCATTGATGCCCGCGGAACGCATGGCCGAGGCGAGCATCGGGTTCGTGAGCCCTTTCTGGTAGAGAACTTCCTGGACCCAGAACTCGTCGGCCTTGCGATAAATCTTCACGACTGCGGCAGGGTCCACGCTGTACCCGAAGTCGCCCCCGTACCACGTCTCGTCCCACGACAGCGCGGGGAGTGCGCCTTCCTCCCAATGGAATATCTGACCGGCGAACGTCTCGAATGACGCCTCGTACTCCTGGCGAAAGGATTGCGGGTCGAGGTCTCGCCGCGCTTGTTCAAGCACCTCCGGCGATAGCGTCCCCGCCTCGCTCGTCTTGATGTGGAACTTCTTCCAATGAACGGGGTCCGACTTCTCCATCTCGCACAGGTCGAAGAAGTAGTTGTATCCCTTGGGCGTGCCGATGAAGACGACGGGGGCCTCGTGGTCAGACGTCGCGGGATACAGCACCTTAAGCCACACGTCGCGGTGCATCAGGGCGATTTCGTCAAGTCCCAGGAACCCGAGTCCGCGCCCGCGCAGGGAGTCTAGATTCTCAGAACCCTTGAGGTGGATGGACGAGCCGTTGACGAAATCGATCTTGAGGTCCGTCTCGTAGTAGCGCGTGACGAGTCCGGCCCGGTAGAGGTCTGCCGTCAGGTCCTTGAGGAGCGACCAGGCGATGTCCTTCGCCATGCCGTAGGTGGGTGCGACATACCAGCACGGCAGCCCTTGCGCGTAGGTGAGCGCGGCCTCGATGAGCAGGTCGCAGAGCAGGTGCGTCTTGCCGGAGCGTCGGCCGGCGGGGATGGCCTTGAATCGGTGCGTGTCCTGCTTGACGGCGAGTTGCCACGGCAGGAGCTCGTAGGGCAGGCGGACGACGGACTCGCGCTCAACCGTTTGCATCAGCCTTTTCCTTCGGCTTTTCGTAGATAACGCGGTAGACGATGCGCTGATCGGTCGTGACGGGCTGAGTGACCTTGCCCATGAGGCGGCTATTGACCTCGTCTATAGCCCACGCCTGGCCCCTCTGGTATGCCCTGATGAGTACGTCGGCGGCCTTCTCTGGCAGGAGCTTGCTGGCGAGATGATTGCGGAAAAGAATAGACCATGCCTGGGCCTGCTTGTTCAGGTTGCCCGCCTTGTTGATGCGCGGGTCGCCCTTCGAGAAAGTTCCTGGCTTGCAGGTCACTTCGTCTCCCCCTCCGCCAACGCCACGCCGACAAGCTGGTCTGCCCGTTGGAGCGTCCCGAGCGTGGCGATGAGGTCGTCCGTTGGAGCGTCGATCTCGAGCGTGATCCGCATGGAGCGGTCGCCCGTTTTGAGCGAGCGGGTCTTCACCTCGTAAATCAACGCCTCGAACCCGACCTTGCGCATTATTTCCTGACGTCCTTCGCTATCTCGTCCAACTTGACCGTAATGATCCGGTGTTCCTCTCGGTTCTCGACGCGGTATGCGATTGTCTCCGTGCGGCTAGCGACGATTCCGTCTTTGATGGCCCTGATTTCTGTCTCGGCCGCCGTCATCCGGGTGGAGTTGGATAGGATGGCCCCGGCCATGAAAAGCAATGCGCCCCCGACGACCGTGGCAATGATGCGTTTCAACGTACCGTTACCGGGGAGCGTCATGGGAGCCGCCCGGATTAGAGGCCGACGCCGAAAAGCTGCAGGAGCCACATGAAGAACACGACGCCACAGAAGATGTTGCACAGGAGCTTCGGCAGAGGGGCGGGGAACCTGAACTTGAAGTTGACGAGGTATGCGAATCCCGCCAGCACAAGAAAGAAAACGATGTTGCTGAAGATCATGATGTTTCTCCTATTTCTTGATTAATAGCCCGACGGCAAACGCCACGGGCGGTGCGTATTTTCCGACCGCTACCCAGAACTTGTCATGCCTGACTCGATGGGCGTAGGTTGCGGTCAATCCCTCGGACGCGATACGAAGCGCATGCTCCCGGTCGTAACCGGCCTTCCATTCGTCCGTCAGTTTGAGCTGGACGGCGAACCGCTCGTCCTTTATCCGCCCCTGCTCCTTGAGGTCAACGATCTGCCTATCCTGCTCGACGATGAGCGCGTTGCGGAGGACGATGCCCGCGTCGAGCGAAGCGACGAACTCGGCCAGCGCGGGGTTGGCGTCGAGCGCGGGCTGGACCTCGGTGCGGAGGCGTTCGTTCTCGGCGGTCGTCACGCTCACCTTGCCCCGGAGCGCGGCGATAGTCGTATCGCGGACATCGATGACCGCCTGCTTGGCTTCGACCTGGGCCGCGAGCGCGGCCGCGGATGCTTCGAGGGCGGCGATCCTGCCGAGCGACATGGCGTGATCGGCCTCGGTGACGCGCTTGAGTTCCGCGTAGTCCGCCTTCGCTTTGACAAGCGCGGCGTTCGAGTGGCAGGAGCCGTCGACAAGCGCAAGGCAGCCGAGAGCAGCCCCGGCGACGAGGACCCAGGGGAGCGCTTTCTTCATGCCGAGAACCCCCTGAGCTGGAGGGCGAGAATCGTATCTTCGGGGATCGCGCTCGTCGGTATCTTCACCGTGGCCGTCCCGGTAGGCGGGATCGTCGCGGGCGTGATGGTGGCCGTGACTCCGGGCGGCAATCCCAGGACGGATAAGGTGAGGTCAGATGCATATCCGCCCTTGGCCGTCGCCGTCACCGCGAACGTCGCGTCAACGCCTTGAACAACCGACAGAGCCAGCGGAGAAATCGAGAGAAACCAGCCCGGAGGGGCTTTGACCTCCAAGCTGAAACTGACGAACTTCTCAGGCACTCGCTGCCCCCTGGCCGGGGTCGCAGTTCAAAGACGCGATTTCCGCCTTGAGCGCAATTTGATTGTTGCTATCTCGTTTCTTCAAGTATCCAGCGAACGCCACGGTCAGGATTCCGGCAGCCTCAAAGAACACGCCAGCGATGGCCGGAGACAGGGCGACGCCCGCGAGCAGGGCGGCAAACGAAAGTAGGAACAGGACGAGCGCGGCCCCGGAGTTAATGCTGATATTGACCTTGATGCTCATTATTCCCCTCCGTAAAGCCAGGCAACTTCGCTTGGCAGAGTGTGAGAAACATCGACATGGATGAAGTCCTTGCCTATCCCGATCCTCATGGGGCCGTAGATGAACGCGGCCTCCAAGAATTTGAACCTGTCCTTGTCCCCGCTCACCCAAAAATCAACCGCTTCCCCGAGCAAGTGCGCGGAGTTGGGTTTCCCTCCAACTTCCGCATTGTGTTGGGTACATCTGTACCCACTTGTTATCTGGACGGGAATCCCGGCGAATTCGCGGATATCTTCGAGGACTTCGATAAGTGCGGGATGGACGACGACTTGGTTACAGCCACAAGAACAGCGAAATTCTGAAAGGGAAAAGTGCGCGGAGAGATCACCCATGCAGGCGCTCCGCGACGATGTGACACTCAGAGAGCAAAAGGACGCCCTGTCGCGCTTGTTCGCGCCGGTAGCGGACTTCGTATGCGGCAGAGGTTATCGGGTGGAAGTCGTGGAGCGATTTACAGCCGAGGTCATCCCACAGCTGGAAGGGACGGGTGTCCCGACGGCAATCCGGTGCTTCGCCCACGAATAGTGGAATAACATGGGTTTTTTATAATGACGGAAAGTTGTCCATTCCGCCTTGGGTATGACTAGGGGTTTACCCCCTTGACGTGTTTCAGCTAATTCTTGCGAACACGGTGACGCGTCCGTTTGAGCTTATCTGCCATACCTCGCGGGTACATCGTATCGGAACGGGTTCGCGGCTGACTCTCGCCACCTCCGCAGTAGGCGGACAGCCAAAGTATATGCTGATGGCCCGGGCCGAGCCTCCCCTGCACGCCATGAGGTGAAACGGACCATCCTCGAATGTACGAACCTTGTATCCCTGCGCCTCAAGCGTGGTCGTGATCTTTCGCTTCCGGGCACGGAGGCGACGCTTGAAGGCGAGTTCAGACATGCGCCTCCTCCTGCCCCGCGAACTCCAAGGCGCATGAATAGCACTTCTCGCCGACGGCCTGCGCCCCGCACTTCGGGCATCTCTCCGGGTAGTAGACGACGGGGACCGATTCGACCGGTGGGATATAGACATCGGAATGCCGCCCGACGTTCTTGTATTGGCTGACCCCGTCCGGGAAAAGCGCCCCGACCTTGACGCCGAAGAATGCGGCCAGAACCTGCGCCATCCTCGGAGCCGGAGGGTCGTTGTATCGCTCTATGCGGCTGATCTGTGTCTGGCTGACTCCGGGGACAAGGGCGGCGAGCTCGTATTGCCTGAGATTCTTGCGTTGACGGCGGACCTTGAGCGTGTTCATGCTTCCTCCATCAGTTTCAAGATTTCGTCCGGGCCTAAGACCCGAGCGTTGTTGACGATATTTCCCGCTCGGAACGTCTCGGCGATACGCCGGGCGTCCTCCGCCGTCACCGCCGAGCAATAGGCGTTCTTCGCTTCGGGCTTGCGTATCTTGAACAGCGTAACGCCGATATCCCCCGCCCGCTTCTTGACCGTCGCCACCTGGACGCCGAAGTGGAGGGCGATGCCCTCGAGCATGACGTAGGCTCCCGCGTCCGCGTTCCCGCTCAAGGCGTCCTCCGTGGTGATGATTCGCTCTGGTTCATGTTCTTCCTCATCGGGAATCACAACGGACGCTTTGGCTCGATCTGTAACAAATCTGACTTGAAAATGTGCGGGCATCTATCCACCTTCCCGTCCTCGACATCGAGGCTGACGAATCCGATATCAACCTTCCCCCGGCATTTCCTGACACCGTACTTCGACCCGTATCCTTGGAGTGCCGGGCAGATCATCGCCGCCTTGCCGAACATCTCGAGGTAAATCGAGTAATGAACGTGAGCGCGGATGATAAAGTCCGCGTCCGGCTGCCCCTCGTCCCTGGCCCAGAGGATGTTCCAGATAAGGTCTCGCGCCAGCGGCGTGAACGGCCCATGCGGGATCTGGCTCCCGCTCACAAAGTGCGCCAAGTCGAACGTCACGCCCTCGACCTCGATGAACTCGCGCCCGGAGATTTCGGCCCCGACATTATTGGCGACGACGGACTCCCAGTCCTCGTTAACTCCACAATGGTAGGGGGTTCCAAATACCATATAGACCTCGCGGGCATGCGCCTCGTTGATACAGGCGGCGGCCATCTCCGCTTGGGCGATCCGGTCGGTGTTTATCAACTCCGTCCCACCCGAGCGTTCGTTCTTCCCGTCAACGGCATCGCCGATGAAAAAGAAGTAATCGACGGGCTGGAGCGCGGCAAGTTCCGAGGCGTAGTAGCTCCACACCTCGTGCTGGAACTTGGCGAACTTCCGAAAGTATTCCGGCCCGGTCTCCGGCGAATCCTGCCATGCCGGGGGCGTAAGGCCGACGCGATTCCCGCAATGGAAGTCTGCGGCGACAACAATTCTTTTCATGCTTTCTCCTTGTCTCGCGTCCTCGCCCAACACGCGTCGCACATCGTGGACAACCAGCCAACCCCCTTTAGAGAGCCGGGTTCGCCGCACAACTCGCACGTCTTTTCACACTCGTCCTCGGCCCGGTCTATGGCATCAAGAACGGCATCCGACCCGGATTCGACGTAGTATCTCAAACCCCCAAACTTTTCTTTGACTTGAACGGCGATAGTCTGCGACCCGTCCTTCTCGTCCAAGAGCGTGATTTCGGCGGACAACTTGTCGATGATATCGAACCAACCGTCGCCAGTTTCAAAGCCGAATGGCATCAAGTTTTGAGTAATAGGCAGGTATCGTCCCCGGTATAAGTCGGGGTATTTCTCAAAGAGATATTGGGCGTGTTCGTCGTTCATTCCTCGTCTCCCGGCCCCGAGATGGATACCTGAAGGCGCCGCTCGTCATGCTTCGAGCCGGTCAGGTCGAAGAACTCCATGAGGCGGAAAATAAGCCTCAGCCCGGCGTCTAGGTTGCCCCACTTATCGTCCGTCTCCTCCACGACTTCGTGCCTTACTGTTAGAATTTCGGCCTCGTCGTCCTCTTGGACGTCGGGGAACTCCAGCAGATAGCCGTTGTCCACCCGCTCAATCGTAATTTTGTAGTCGCTCATCAGTTCGGCCTTTTGCGGGGGATGACCATGTTCGGCGTTTCGATGATGTTGCGCTTGCCTCCCTGGGCCTGCGCCTGCGCGTCCTGCGCCGCTTTCTGGGCCGCATCAATCTCGGCCCGCGATACCGCAACGTAGTGGTAGATCTTCCTCCCCGAGATGCGAACCCTGTTCCCGGTAGGATCTTCCTCGATCACGAGCGGAAACCCGAACGTCATGGCGAACCACCACTTGAGCCGTTGCCAGCGCGAGACGGACTCGCCCCTGCCCCGGTAGTTCTGCCTGTCAGTCATTAGAAATATCGGCATCTTGCTCCTCCTTGATAAGATTCTCGGCCTCCTGGGCCTCGTTGATTGATTTGTGATACCTGATATGTTCGCCCTGCTTTGAAAACAGCATCAGATTTTCAATGCGATTATCCAAGAGAACCCCATTGATGTGATGGACAACTTCGAAAGGCAAAAGCACGCGGCCAACATGGGCCTCCATAACCAGCCGATGCCCCATGACATAGCCGTGGGCGTTGGCACATAGATGGTCGGGTCGCTTCAATTGGATATAGCCACGTTTAGTTATGTGCCGTCCTCCTTTCCACCAGCGACTTTTTTCGCCTGTCTGGTGCGCCGCTACTTTGGCCCGATGTTCTGGTGTTTGTTTCCGACCTTTAACGGCAGCGAGTTGTTTTGCTCGCAATTCTGGACTGCGCAGAAAATCGGCTACTTTAGCATTATGTTCTGAACTATGAGCGACGCCTTTCGTCGCCATCGAATGTTTCGCCCGATGTTCTGCCGTTTGCTTATATCCTTTTTTTGGCATCGTTATTCTCCTCGATGATATTATCTGCGTCCTGTCCTCCGATTATTCTGATGTGCCATATCTGGCATTTGTCGCACCGGATGAGTTGAAAGCCAGAATTGATGTGCCTCTCGCCCGGCAACAGAACTGTAAGCATCCCGCGCTCTCCCCAAATATGCGGTTGGCTACATAGACAGAAAAAACTCCGCTCACCGGGCGGATGCGGATGGGCCTGGATCGTCGCGTCGAGGCCGGAGAGTCCGGTCATGCTTTCTCCCGGTGCCACATGGCGCGGCGGAGGGCTATGTTCTGCGCCTGTCTCACGGTTTCGCGGATGGTCATTTCTTCACCTCCTTCGGCGTTGCCTCGATGAAGTAGGGGCAGTCCTTCCCGAGCTTCGAGTTCGATGGCGCGAAATAACTTTGCCTCACCTCGTCCGGCTCGGCCAGTACGCGGTAGCAGATGCCGGCAAGCGGACACTCCGTGCGCCAGACGCACAGGGAGATGTCGGGGGTCATGCGAATATCTCCACGAACTGATGCTTGCCATGAACGAATAGGCGGTCGTACTGGATAACGCCCCGCACCGGACGCCATGCCCGGACGGCCCAGGCGTTGCGAGAGAACGCCGTCTCGAATAGTTTCACGCGGTCGGCGGGTGACATCTTGCCGTTCGTCTTGGCCTGGATGAACCAGATGGCGCCCTCGTCCGTCCACTTTGCCTTGAACGCTATCAAGTCCATGATGCCGTGTGACCCGGCGGCCCGGATGACGAGGAATCCCGCGCCCTCCAAGTCGGCCTTGACCTGTCGCTCAAAATTCGCGCCGCGAGCATAGTTGGTCACTTCTCCCCCTTCGCTTGATCCGTGCGGGCCGCGACAACCTCGACGAGTCCCTCCCACTTGGCCTGCCAATCCGGTTCGCGGCGATTCCATGCGGCGACTTCATCGCCCATCAGCCAAACCAAACCATCGTTTTCAAAGTAGGCGATGAGGATACAATCGTCGGCGTGTGTGATATGGGCGGCGTAATATTCGCCGGATGGATTCTTTGTTGGAACAGCCCCACAGAACGGACACGGTTTGAGGTTGCTCACTTCCCCTCCTCGATGACGGGGAGCGTCACGGTCGAGTCGTCGTCCCTCTCGCTCGCCGCGCTGATCCTGTCTTTGAGCATGCACTCCTGATGCCACAGCTCCTCCTCAGCCCTCGCCCCCATCGCCGATGCGCGGCAGAGGATGAAGACCGCGCCGACAATAAATACGACCGCGGCGATGATGAGAATCACAATAACGTCGTTCATGGTTTTACCCCCTTGAATGGTATTGCTTGCTCAAACGAAACGGGCGCATTCTCGCTCACCTGTTTCGATAATTTCTCAT